AGAAAATTGTGGAATGTTTGCTAATCTATCTTCTAAACCTGCAATACCAGCTTGTAGTTGTGAAGGGTCAAACTGAGGCAAATTAGCTAATCTATCTTGTAGACCACCTATTTGAGATTGTAAATTACTTGGATCAAATTCAGGTATATCTCTATTTCGTAAATCCTGTAATTGCCTCTCAATAGACATAAAATCATCTCTACCCGGTCTTTGTCCTAACTCTCTAATTTGTCTTTGCAAATCACTTGGATCAAATACAGGAAACTGTCTGCTCTCCAGCTCTGCTAGTCTTGCCTGTAATGCGCTTGGATCAAATTGTGGTATTTCTCTGCCCTCTAAGAGTCTAAGCCTCCTGCGCAAACCAGAGTCATCAAAGCTTGGTGGCGGAGGCACAGGTCTGCCAACTGCAACTGGACTTGGTTTTTTACGACCTACGCTAAAGCTCGGTGCTGACATTCTCATGGTTATGAAGGCTCCGCTCTGCTAGCAAAGGTATCCATCATCTTATACATATTATCCATACCGCGCTCTCTGTCTTCGTTTAAGGACGGTATTAGGCTAATAATACCATTACTATCAGATTGTATTTCATAGGAACCAGCGCCTCTTACAGCTTGTCCTGTCATCACAAATTCACCATCGCTTAACATAGCTGGTATATCATCGCTAGTTTCTGTGCCTGGACCGTTTATATCGCCATCCATTCTAGGAAACTGGCTCGGATCCATCTCTCCACCCTCTTGCATTTGCACAGCTCCGCCTTGTGCAAAAGCCATAATACCACCAGCTCGCATACCTCTTGGTTTACCACCTGATAGTTCTGGCAAAGTGCCTGCCGGCAATAATCCAAACTCAACTGGGTTTGGCGCAGCTTGTCCCATTCTTCTTGCGATCTCAGCTTCTATATTGTATCTGCCTGTCGGACTCATGGTTGTTAATGGTGTTAGAGGCACGCCTTTTTGTTTTTTTGCATCCTCATATGCTAACTTACCTAAACCAGACGCCAACGCGCCGATACCACCCAATTTAAGCATGTCACCAAAGCCGCCGCCTTGATTTTGACCGCCGAACAGACCTGCAAGTCCGTCGCCGCTTGGACCTGTACCTAAGGCGTCTTCAACGCTTTGCGGTAAGAACATAGCGCTAAGTCTTTGCATTAAAGTTTTGTCTTGCACCGCAGCTTGCGTCATTTGCATATTTGCTATCTGATCTGGTGTCAAGTTGGCAAGATCTGCTCTAGTAACTGGCTGATCATCTAAAGTTCCTATTACATCGCTTGTATCAGCCATACCGCCAGGCATACCTTGTTGTCCGCCACCAAATATACTGCCTATGCCACGCCTAAGATTGGGTCCTAACTGCCCACCAAGTATTCCTGTTTGTCCTGCGGCTGGATTAAAAAAGTTACCGATTCCAGTCCTGATACTTGGCCCTATGGTTCCACCAAAGATACCAGTTGATTTTGCTGCTCCAGTCGTTGCTTTTCCTAGACTACCAATACCGCCCACCAACTTACCAGCACCATAACCGCCAAGTGCTCCAGATACTGCGCCTTTTAATCCTTTACCTGCTGCTACATTGGTTGCAGCTCCGATTGCTCCAGCTAATACTGGCCCAACGCCAGGTATAAAGTTAGCTAATGGGCCTGCAATAGGTGCAACTTTTTTTACGACTTTCTTTAAGCTTTTACCTATTTTTTTGAAAAATCCAAACTGCTCTAAACCTGTCATTTTATTTAAGCTTGCTATACCTACACCAACTACGGCTTGTTCAGGATCTATGCCTGCTTGTTTAAATTTATTTTCTACAGCTTTTTCAAACTTAGCATCGTCAAAAAACTCAGGTGGCAGCACAACTTCGCCTGGTCGTAAGTGTGCTAACTGCGTATCATCGCCCTCGCCTAAAGCTGCAAGTTCTTGCGCTAATTGTGACATTGGCGCCATGTCAACTTGGCTGCCTCTGTTTAGTAAAGCATCTAAAGTTTCTCTATCTTCTGCCGAAAGGCGCGAGGTGCTATCACCAGAAAACGATTTTAAAAACCGTGGGTCTGTGTTCATGCTAGTAAAACCACCTTTAGGCTCAACATAAAAGCGTTCTGCATTTCTTTTTGCTACACGCTCTTCCTCAGGTGTTAATGATGGAGAAACAAGAAAACTAGCTAATTCTTTATCCCGATTTGATATAGGCCCTTTAGACATTGCCACGTCTTTCACAGCAGAGTCACCTGTTAGATTTGCTATTCTTTGCTTTAGTCTTTCGCTTATCATGGTGTACTTACTGTTACTGCTCCTATACTCATTGTTGCAGAGATCCCAGTTAAATAAGTTTGATGCTCATACAGGTTTCTAAACTGCGTTCCATCAAAGGCTTGGTGAACCTCTGTCGTTGAGTTAAATATAATAGCACCGGTGGCAAATTGCAACTCACTAAGGTCTGTGGAGTTAAACGATTTTATGCTGTCTGGATCAACAGAACCAAGGTTAATCTCTAATATTCTAATTAATCTGTTAAAAGTATCTGCCGAAACGGTGTCGCCATCAGCTAAAGGCAGTTGTGTAGGTAATAATTTACTCATTATCTACGCCCGGATGGTTGTACTTCTACTCTTGTGCTGCCAAGCCTCCACTTATAATTTTTTCTATCGTTGACGGCATTATCGTCATCTGATTCAAAACGCAACACAAACTGTCTAGCTCGTGATCGTAAAGATCCAAAGGTTGAGCTAGCAGTAATCTGCGTCGTTGAATCTGTTGACAGTGTTTGATTGTTAAAATCACGCCTTTTGACAACCACATTGATAGCTGGGTTTTGACTTGTGCCTGCCTCATTAACAAACAATATATCTGGCAAAATACGTTTTAAAAACACAAATCTATCGCCATCTGCAATATCTATGTCGGCTGATTCTACAAACACACCATCCATAGCGCTTTCGTCATCGTTAAACCCTTTCTCGTGCTCATAGATGCGTTTAGTAGAGCTTTCCTCGCCAGCAGCTAGAGGTTTATCTAATACACCTGCGGCCAGCCAACTGTAACGCTCTAACGTGCCAATACTCCAAGAACCTTCTTCATAGTTGTATATTGCGTATCTCGAAATCTCTGTTTCGTTATCAGTGCTTGATGGATAGAAAAACCATATTTCAGAAAACTGTTCGTTTAAACCTGCAAAACATTTGAAGGCTTGCGTATCATCAAGATCAGAAAAAACATAATCTTGCACGCTACAAGGCAGTTTTTGCACTGAGCCGTTGTAGTAATAAAAACCTTTTTTCGACATGTAATAAACACCTCGCGGTGAATTGGTGGCAGCCTTAGGACCTATTAAACCTGCGCCTTCGTTTATAAGATTGACGGCAAAGGTTAGAGGCGGTCCAATAAAATTCATCGAGTAAAGCGAGGTATCAGTCCAAATCAACACCTCTTGTCTTGCTTTTAAACCACCCACTATTGCAGAACCGGAAGATAATCTTAGTGATCCAGCAGTGTTAGTGGCTAACGGCTCAAACTCTAACGGGTTTTCTTGGTCACTAAATGCAATCAACATAGGATCTAGTACGCCTGTTCTAGCGCCGCTACTAATAGGATCAGCTCCTAAAATAATTAAATGTCTATCTGTTTCAGAGGTTATTACTTGCAAAGCCTTAGTTGGTACCAAGTTAGCTCCACTTGTAGTTGCTAAATTTACTGCTCTGGTGCTAACGCCATCGTTTTCTATCCATCTAAATATACCGCCTGCTCTTGGATTAATAATTAGATCTTCTCCATAATTATCATGCGTCCATAACCTTAAATTGTTTGTGTCTGATAGTTCAGTAGCAGACCCCCATGATCCAGCACCCCAAGCTCCAACACCCCATCCTGTAGATGGAACATACACATCTAAGCCAGAATTTAATAAATATACGGCATCAGTTGCTGAGCCGCCATTTCCTGAATCACTTGCATTTGCGGTAACTGTAGCTCCACTTGTATCTTTTGCAGTTATTTCATAAGTGTTAGTGCCTGTAACTAACGAGATTTGATATTCTTGATTAATAACTGTTGCTGTTATATTACCACCTAAGCTCACAGCGCTTGAGAAGGTTACAAAATCTCCGTTAACAGCGCCGTGAGCGCTATCTGTTACTGTTAAAGTTGAAGATCCGTTGGTGGCTGCAAACGTAGCTGCGTTAGTAGTGGTTTTTCTAATTGGAGTTATGTCGTTATATGCACCACCCTCTTCGATGTAATATTTATTAGTTGTGCCTATGCCTAGATACTTGTTACCCCCAAGAGAAATCCATGAATGTAAGGCTCTTGCAGAACCAACCAAGGTATCAGAGGAAAGTTTTTCCCAGCCGCCTATTTTTTCGACTCTGCCTTTTCTAAAACGAATTTTATCGCCGTTCACCCAACCACCTTCGTTGGAGTAATCGGTTTCCTCTTTGTTTATACCAGGCTTAAAATTAAGTTTTGATAGCGGCATGAGGCGACATCTAAGCTAACCTAATGATTGCGCCAGTCGCAGTAGCACTAGGAAACACTATCGTAAAATCCCCTGCGGTTGAGGTTTTATCTCCACCAAAATCTATCGCTGCTACAGCTTTGTCTGATTGCGTGTCGTTATAGATCAAACATCCTCTTGCTGTAACCGTGGCGTTACTAAAGGTTAAATCTGCAAAGTCGCACACAGCTGTCGTTCCAGATGTGGTTGGAGTCACGCTTGTTAGCGCTGAACCGCCGGATGTATAGTTTGTGCCACTTGCCTGCCCTGTTGTGACAAAAGCTGTCGTGCCTGCTCCTAATGTTGCAGAGCTAGTGTATAAAGCCAGTTTGAATGAATTACCACTAGACGCTGTAAAGTTATGTGTGCCGACTAACAACTCTTGTTTAAAGCTTGTACATATTGCTGATGTTATTGCCATTATAGCTCCTTCAATATTTTAGCCATGTCGCTGTGGCCTTGTTTTTCTAACAAATTTGCATAAGTCGTATTTTGCGACTTAATTGCATTTTTTATAGTATATAAGATTACAGTATAAACTTGGTTTTGAAAAGCCAAAGCCTGCTGTTTGATATGATCAGGAGCACTGTCAGATATGTCACATATTTTCTTTGTAGCTTGAGCTGCCCAAAACTCTGGATCATGTCCTTTGCCTTCGGTTGTTGTCACGCCAACCTTTCCTAAAACAAAATCGCTTTTTGCACTCATCCTTTGTATGGCTCTGGTGGTACCACATCCTCATCAATCTTGAGTCCGTATTGTTCTAACTGTTTGTTAATATCTTCATACGGGCCAATAATAAACCGCCCTTCGTGTGGCACAGCTACAAGTGGCTTGTCTAATCTATGGAAACCGTAAAGTTTTTCTGTGCCTGGGACATTAGAATCCAATACTGTAGATCTACCGCTAATACCAATAAGTATATCTTGGCTCATGCATTTACTAATCCAAAATTCAACACAAGCTCTGCCTGCTTCTGCGAAGTGCATATTTTCTTTATATGAAAAATCTATACCAAATAAATCTAATCTGCCTACTTTATTGTATAAAGCATAAGCAATAGCATAAGCTACTGTATTGTTTAAATATGCGCATTTTGTCGCATTACATACATCCTCTACAGGATACATCACAGGGTTGTTTATTCTAGGATCTAACTCACAGGTGTAAACTGGCGTCTGCGTTTCTCGCAGAACTCTACACATAACAGACGTTTGTTTACCTGCATCGTCGGTATCAAAAAACCTACTTGCAGGATCTAACATAAATATGCGGTCACATGGGTATGTTGACGCAGCTGAATTGATACACCAAACCTCGTCCCACGTTCTACCGTTTTGTAAACCTATAGCGAAATCAACTTGCGATATGCCTAGTCCGACTAGAGCAATACTTTTGCCCTCTAAAGATTCTATTCTACTCATCAGCTCACATTAGAGCGAACTGAATCATACCTATACTCGTCGCGTGTACCACGACCTTCTGATGTGTTTTTCATTCTAGCTATCGCCTCCTTAAAACGCCCTTCTAACTGTGCGATAACGTCAGCAGGTTCTTTTAAAAAGATTGCACCCTCCACTAGCGAACCATACAGCAATGCATCGCTGTAGTCCGTCGATAAGAATGTCGTGCCAGAGTCGCTACCAGCAGTCAAAGAGACTGGTTTATGTAAATAATGAAGCTCAACCGTATAATCTGCATCAGGTATAGGCGAAACCTCAAAAGCCGCATCGTCAAATAAAGAATAATATTTAGGCGTACTTCTCGTAGTCCCAGATGAATATTCTTTAATAAATGACGGATGTTTAAAATCTAGATAATCGTATGTTGAAGAGCTTATTAAAGCCAAGCTCATCGGTGCATAAAAATCTGTTGGTGTAGCTAAAAAACGATTACCTGTAGTTAGAGTTCCTTGTACATTTTTTCTTTGTTCGGGTAATTGGACAAAAGAAAATATACGATCCTCTGCCTCTTGTATGAAAGTCGGTAATTGTGTAGTAAATGTTGACTCAGATACCTCAAGATAATCTTGTATTGCTGTCTTTAATGTAGCTAATGTAAAACTCATGTTGTCACCGTAACTTCGCCAACGCTAGAACTCACAGAAAAAGTTGTCAGCAAACTACCTAATTTTCCATCACCAACATTCGTATAAACCAAAAATTTGCTGTTGTCGTCTGCGGTGTCAGGTCTAGGATCTTTTACTGCTTGTGGGTCTACAGCAGATGGTTTTGGTTGCAATTGTGGATGTTTAGCATCCCATTGATCTGGACCCACTAACAAACCATCCCAAGTTTTACGCATTTCACGCAACTTATATCGAAAACCAGTAATGTCGCAAATACCGTATGAATTTTTACCAGATGCAAAAGCCATTATGCGTTATTGTAACTCCTTAAGTTAGGTGTAATATTAAATGATGCCCGGTCTTCGTCTGTTGACAGTGCTCTTTGAAACTCCTCCTCGTATAATCCTTTTAGCAATCCTGTTCTCTCTGGCGCTCTTTTCAAAGACATATAGTAAGCTAATCCAGCTGCTAAACATGGATAAAACCTAAATGGCATATCTAATGTGTTAGCGCCAGCATCCGCATCATCCATTCTTGTTAGTACATTCATGTGCACAACATAAGTGCTTGACTTATCAGGCGTAGGCCAGACCTTAATTGTAGGTGTTGTTTGTTTGTTGATAAAAAATTGATTGGGTTTACCAGTGCTAGATTTAGTTGTTATGTGTGAATACTCCGCTCTGCTTAGTCTTGTAAGCGGTAGATCCGTGGTTTCTGTGCCTACTGTCTCTCTTATAAACACATCTAATACATCTATAGGTGCTGTAGCATTTGTGCTATCTATGTTGTATGTTGCCGTATCTTTAACCATGTCTAAGGTTTTTTCTTGCACTGTCCATTGGTTTAGGCCTCTGTTGGCCCATTCAGCTAACATTAGGTTGAGACTGCGTGTAGCACTTTTAAGATCATAACCTGTTCTAAGCTCTAAACCACAGCGCTCAAAAGCCTCCTCAACGTAATCAGCTACATCTAATTCAAAATCTTTACTGCCTGATAATGCCATAATTACTCTCTATCTTCGTCTGAGGCATATAAATTGTCAAATGTAGTTACTGGATCTGTGTAACTTTCATGTGCCTCAGCTGAGTGAACCCACTGTGATGGAGAAAAATCTGGTGGTCCTTCACCCGTTCTCCATAAAGCTGGATTAGTTGCTCTAACGCGATTATTTGGCAAAGCAACAAAATTTCCTGTGTATTCACCAGCGTTAGTCAAGTATAGCACATGACTTTGCTTGTGTTGTGCGGGATCATCTGCTATTGAGTGCTCAGTATAATCAACGGTAAACATATATTTGCCGAGATAAAACTCACCACCTATTTTGCAATACCAAGGACTTGAGCTTACTCGATCTAAGATAACCACGCTATGATGATGACTTAGACAATCCCAAGGTTGTGCTAAATGATCTTTCATTGGTTTTGGCCACTCTGGTAAAGGTATATCGCCTACGAGCGCTTGTATTGGCATCCTTGCCCACATGGCTCCACCATGTACATTTTCATCAGGATAGCCTTCAAAATCAGTTTCACAACCTGTAAATACCACTTGAAAGGAGAGAGATCTGTCCGGGATTGTGTTAACTGCAAAAGCTCTCTTCCTTC